AGTCGTTATGAGTATTTAGAAAGTTTAAAACATTCTTTAAAACAAAAGAGTCATGGATCTTACATATGGCATAGATTTGCATGTCTTCTCATGGAAGTAAGCCTAGAAGTATGTGCCGGAGGATTTGCTGGATGAGCTAGAGCTGGCTGAGTAGGGTGTACTAGAGAATGGTTTCGATCAAGATTATGGTGAACATGAGCACGCTTACATTATAGGTTTCTGTAACGGCGTTGTTATTATTGGATCATTGGCATACAAATACTGTACTGTAATCCGATTGGAGGCCGATCTCACCACCAGAATTGTATCTGGCGTTGACACTATCTCCAGCTCATAGTCGTGTGTTTTCTTCTTTCATTTGATGACACGAACTTACGTCTTTGCTAAGGGATATAAGATACCTAAGTTCGAGCAATTGTCCGTGGCTGAAAGTTTTAAGTACACAAAATAGTTTAGCGTGTATACAAAGACTAATAGCACTTTATTACATCTGAATATTCTTGTTTTTAGTGCAGACAAGTTGTCCAGCAATGTTCCACTCTCTATTAATGTCAAGAAAGATATTTGTTCAATCTGTTTGGAACAATGCCACACTTCCACAGTTTGTGGCCATTATGTTTGTCAATCCTGCATCAATCTCGTGGACCGTAAGATCTGCCCCTAGTGTCGCTAAAGCATTAGTGGCATTGTGGCGGAGAGATCTCAAGATTGGGGATCATCAACCAGAGTAGGATCCATATTGAACATCGCTCCTAGTCTCGATTTATGGAAGACTAGCTTTAATACTTCTCCTTCATTTCAAGAATTTGGATAGGTTATCAAATCGAAGCTCCCTGAATATAGTATTCCCTATTAGAGTGGCGTGTTGTCTAGCTCTCCCGACGGTTGGTGTGTTATACACTCCTTACTGCAGATGTCTAAGTGGGACTCTGCGTCATAAGTCGAAGAGTTTGTCTGGAATCTAAAGGCTCTCGGTTCCGATGGATAGATATCGGTTCAGGTTCTTTCTGATTTGATGTGTTAGTGGAGATAAGACTTCAACTTCAAGATTTAACTTACTAGATTCGATGATAAGATTATATCATTTCCCTCTTTAGTGTATATTGAAAATGGAGATGGGACCGGTCATGTCGGTTGGTTTACTCCTAAGAAGTTTCAAAATGCCGATAGATTTTATTTGCCTCTTGCCACTGTCAGAAGGGTTAGTCCTGTCATCAAGGCTCCGATTGCAATACAGAAATTGAACCCAGTGGCTCCAATTGCTCCCATCCCTAAGAAACGTCCGGCTGTGCCACTACCTGTCAGCTAGAAATTAGATGTCTAGCCTGGTTAACATCTAAACATGGAGAAAAAAGAGTTGCCTGTCAAACTAAAGAGGAACAGGAAATGTGGAAACTCAAAGCATACTAACTCAATTAAGAATTCAATCAATCCTGGCGTCTGTACTAGCACTTCTTAGTCACGTGCTATACACAAATTAGACTCCATTTTGAAAAACTTGGATGATTAGATCTCACTGACACATTTTGTATCAATCTCATGTAGCATGGGCAAAGTGATCCAGACTTATCTGCGATAGGTGTTGCGCAAATAACTGTACTTCACTCTACCAGATCTTAATTAATTTGATAAGCAAGTTATGTCTAGCGTGCATTACATTCAACTAGGATATTTGGAGCCAGAGTGTGTCTTGACAAAAACCATTCTGTCTAAAAAACACTTCTAAATACTAGCCTCTCTTTAGAAAAGCAGACATCCATGGCTCTTTTTAGAAGGTGAACCGATCATCAAACATCAAATGGTTATTAAATAGGTTATATCTCTTCCTCAAATTACACTAGGTTCAATTAGCAACTTGAGCATCAAGCCTTTGCCAGTTAGCTCTTCAGCACTTAGATCTTTGTAAGCTCCTTTGATAGCATCTATCCATTAATCTGGGGTCAGACGAATTCCAGTCAAGAGCAGAACATACAAGAGTAAACTTAGCTTTGATGATAAGTGTAATGTTATTGCTAATCCAAATGGTGTGATTCATTCAACCTTTGCTGAAGTTCTATCCATATACGGTCAGCCTGTTACTTAAGACCAAATTTCATAGTCTTATGAAGGATGCGGCGGACATAGTCATCTGAGATTTGGGTAGGATTTGAATTAAGCATAGATATTAACACGATTATTGAATGATCTCCATATCCAGAAAAACAATATAGTTATAGATGTGGGCTCAAAATTCTTGTCTATGGGAGGGCTTATTCTCAAGTTCGTGTAGAAGTCTATAGCTCGAATAATGGGTGAAAACTTTTCTTAAGCACTAGAGTGTATGTCCACTTATGATTTGTTGAATAAATGTAACATGAATGCTCAATAGGCAGACCTTTTAATCCAACATCCTAGAATCATTTTTTGTCCTGTGCGACCTAGAGACACTGAGTATAACAAAGTATACTATGCAGAATCACTGAATAAGTATCTGAATCTCATGCATGATTCTCCCTAGTGGATGTACGGATTTGTTAAACTGATGCCACCCTATGAAATGACCATATAGGAATTTGATGAGATAATTCTCCCCTCTATCAGACAGAGTTTTGACGATTCTCCCGATATGCAATAGATAGTAGATGAAGCATAGTTAGGCGTTTACAGAGGATTATATGCTGAGTATGGCAAGAGGTTATTTCCCAATTCCATGGATCCATGTTCATGCTTGTCACTTAAGCAGATAAGAAACTTTTTCATTTCTCTCCAAAAACAGTACCCTGAACATAAAGCCTCTCTTCAAGATTTTTATTCTGGTGATATTACTCCCCTTATTGACGCACTGAAATTGGCTTCATTGAGTGTAGATGGGGCTCCTCTAGTGCCAGGATATTTATCCCGTATGAGAAGTTCAATCGTCCGATTAGGTTCCAACATAAGATTGTCTTAAGCTAGAATGACTTAACTAAGAGATGGTGTCAATAGATTCCGAGAATGCATACAGCTATAGTTTAGAAGGACGCAATCTTTCAGCTTTTAACGTGCTCAAGAAGTTAGAGAGTAGCTCATTTTGGACGTAGATCCCTAATTTGATAATGCTGATTAGCCAATCATAATCGATTTTCCTATTGTTGATTGCGTTGTTTAGTAGCAGGATTTTGATTAGTAGAGTGATATTAATACAACAAGTCAGGCTTTAATTGATGCTCCTGAATTGCTCGTTGGTCCTACAACAGTAGAATCGATTGATACCTCAAGTGAGAATAGCGAATCTCAACCCCTCTAACCTGCTCCTTCAAATGATTTCACTAATCAATATGTTTCACCACTCCCCAAGATTAAAACCAGTGTGGATCTTCTTGATGTTGCTAGTCTCAATGGCTTATTATCACCCTCTCTTTTCTTGGATGAGCTGACAGATCTGTTGAAAGATGAGAATGACTTTCTAACTATTTTTGATCAACTGAGCTCTAAGCCTGATTCTTATGAAATTGTCTAGGATGATTTCCATGTGTATACTCAAGATGGAATTGCTTAGCTAAGCATAGTCGTGTGTCCAGATTTATTGATTTCGCAAGATATGGATGATTTGATGTTTCCTTCTTCACATGCTACACCTTAGTAGCCATTATAATCAGATGATCAACAAAACAGATCAGCAGAGATTAGTTAGGATATCTTAGAATGTCAACAACCACAAGAGAAGTAGCAGCAAGATAATCTATTAGAGTAATTATCACAATAATAGTAACTATGTGCCGACTAATAATAATCTGAGTAGTAGATATTGGACGCTAACTAAGGTTTTGACTCAAAATAATAATAATAGATTCAAT